CTATAAAGGAGTATTCTTGCAAGGCCTGTTGGATAAGATGCGTTGCCATCAAGCAGGATAGCAACACCACCAGAGTAGCCGCCAGCTCCTGCGCCAGAGGCACTATAGCCAACATTCGTTCCTGACCCTCCGTTGTCACCAGAACAATTAATTTGCCCTCCTGCGCCGATGTCTAGCCCTTTGCAAATAAAAAGTATCCCACCTCCTGAATTGCCTCCATCTCCGCCCTGAATCCACGTATCAGTTCCTGTCCCTCCGTTGATTGCTGAGTGTCCGCCAGATGGACCTGCGACGCCTACAAGATATTGCGGTAATCCACCTATACCAATTCCGCTATTATTGCTGAGAGTATAATAAGGTAGGCCAGTACTGTTTCCAGAATGTACCGCTCCACGTCTAACACTGTTGGAGTCTCCAATTACAACTCCCCCTTGAGATGCCGTGGTTCCTAGGGTAGGCACTCCAGGATCTGCCGGATATGTAAATACATACCATGCTGGATCCCAAACATTTTTTGCGGTTGGGACTGCTGCTGCTGTAGCTCCTGTGTATCCGTTACCTTTAGAGGTAATCGAGCCGTTTACTTGTACGTGACCTTTTACGCGAAATTGTGTATTAAGTTTTGTCGTTACAGTTACACTTGCATCTATTTCTAGCGGAGCATCACAGTATATTATTGATCCAGATGCTGTTGCGTCATTAGTCCCTATCGTTCCTGTTAAATCTAGATTAGATGTGACATGAACGACACCAGAGATGTTTGTTACGCCAGGAAGCGTTTCAATGTCTGTTCCTGATGCAATATAAAACGAATCAAGTAAGACATCTGTTGTTACAAGTGATTCGTCGCTTGCTTCTTGGCTGGACCCAAACAGGTCCAGCGTAACAGTCCCATTAGTCCAATTTATAGATACGTTCTGTACCTCAAACGATCTGTCGATCGATTCTCCTGTGACATAATCCATAATGTCTGGGTGCTGAAGTCGGACAATATCGCCAACCTCTTTAAGATGGTTTCTCCCGAGCAGGGTTACCTTTATTTTTTGCGGAGGACCTGAATATCTATCTCTAAGAGTCGAAAAATGCTCATACAGCGTGTTTGTTGTATGGCGGCTACCTGACAGTCCCTTGAATTCTAAATCCCTGACCGGCGATGCTCCATGCATTGTAATACTGGTAGAGTCAATGATTACATTTGATCGTGTGAATTCTTCCTCAATGAAATCCCAGTTCCAGTTGATGCGTAGCTGGTTTTCGACTTCGCCCATATCATGGGTTAGTTCGGTGTGGCTAATGATCTCGTTTTTTGAAATAGTACAGCAAGGTGAAGCATCACTGAGTACGCGGGTTAATCTTCTTAATCCAAGCTGTCCATCTGAGAGTATCGGCGAGTATGCGCCAAGCAATTGATATATTTCAGTTTCAATGAATTTCTTACCATCAGTTTTATCAAGTCCTGTGAATCTTCCTACCCTACCTCCTGTGTCATCAGTGGTATCCCACCAATCTTTTCCGATAAGCAGAAACTCGCTCGTTGCCACATACTGTGTATCTATATTAAGATGCCATGTGCTAGGAAGTGTTGCGGCATCTCCATAAAGCGTGCCGGTTAGAATTGCATATGCCAATTTAACAAGTGGCAGCTCTAGATATATAAACTCTTCTACTTTTTTCCGCCTATCCGTAGATACAGACGAATCTACTTTATGTTCTGCCGCTGCTGTGCCGAGCGCTCCACGGCCACGCGAATTGGCGGTATCGACAACAAAACACGGCCCAAGCGTTCCATCTACAACCGTGCTTGAATATCTAATTACCTCATCGTCAATTTTTATATAACCTACTGTTGCGCTTGGTGCATCAGTATAACTTGTCCCATGGTAACAGGTCTCAAAAGCATCATAACTAGCAATAGGTATAAGTGTGTCTGTAGTACCTATTGATGCGGTCAGATTTGTTTCTTGTAATCGGAAAATCTCCTTTCGCTGTGTCCTCTGAACATCTGCGCATTTTAATGTATAAACCCCATCGTCAAACGTGATTGTATCAATAATCTGAGTCTGGAAAAGCTCATAGGTTGACCAAGGGAAATCTTCAAATCCTCTGTATATCCTTATACGTTTGCCTTTTAATCCATACCCTGCATTAATCTTGCCGTTTATCTGAGTAGATATTACGCCATCGTAATCAAGCAACGATACCGTAATAGCCCCAATTGAAGAATTTGCCTCAAGTGGATTTAGCTTTTGTGATGTTCCTGACAGGCTATCTACAACATTTGCTATTACAACCCCACCAGATGGATATTGAGAATCTGTATGTGATGTAAAATATACAAGGTCAGTGCTCGCAAAATCATAAGCTATCTCAACAGTATATCGAGGAGACTGGACCAAGCTGGTATTGAGCGCGTAATATGTCGCGTTAGCTGTTTTCATGCTATAGTCCTGATTTTTATTGACACCTTCCAGCCAACATTCGACACGCGTATAAACCTTGGGTTTCCTACCAATATTGCTGTTTCTTGATTGTCAGAAGATCCTGGTATCCCGAATGCATCAAATGTGAACGATTCTTTTGCCGCTACGCTTTCTGTAAACTCACGCCAATATATAAATTCCGCATCTGTAAGCAATCCTGATGTGAAATCATATCCTCTATCGACTCGCCTTAAAATGCTCTGCTCTAATCCTCCCTGGCTTATTGATTCAGAGCTTTCTACTCGTTGCCACGGGTTTAGAACCGATGGATTTGTGTATATAGTATATGATACGCCATAGAGATGCAGATATTCCTGTATCTCTATCGTTGCCCCGGCTGCCTCATCGGTTAGATTTGTCGTTACGGATATAGCTGTTGCCGTGGAAGTGCCGTTAACAGTATGCCATCCGTAATTAGGCCACGTAGAAAATCCTGTAACATAGATATAGTTCCCTGAGACAAGGCCGGTTAAATTTGTCGTTGTTGATTGAAAATCATCTGACAGTGTATCGGCTAATATATCCGATCCAGTAACATAGAAACTTCCTTTTGCTATGTTGCGCTTGGCTGTGTAGGTTATTGCAGTCATGCTAATAGCTCTTGAGCCTGGCGTGATTCTGACCTGATTATCACTGTGTCTTTATCTGATATCGCGTCCCTTACAGTGTTTACCACTGTCTCTTCAAAATCATCAAACCCATAATTATCACCCACAAATGTTATAGAAACTTGTGGAGTATCGTTTTGCTCTCCAAGCACTGGCTGATCTGTAACAGCTGGCGCAGCAGGCGCCGCAGATCCAGATATCGAAGCCCCAGATGATGATCCAGATGATGATCCAAATTGTGTTGACTGTATCGCGTTAACTCGTGCATATCCGGCTGCTAGTGCAGCAGCAGCCGCAGCTGCTCCAAGCGCTGGCCCGACATATGGTATCCCTGCCATTGCTTTAAATGCCGCTTGAGCGGATGCGATTGTGTCAATAATTGCTTGAGAAGTGGCAGCCGCCTTGCCGATCTCAAACATTTTTCTATTTTCCGTATTCATCAATGATGACATTAATCCAAGTACGTCATTCATTATTAAAAACTTACCTACCCATCCTGACTCCCATATATCAAGCTGCTTTTTTTGTGACTTTTCATATATCTCTGCAAGTTTGTCTACATGGTCCTGTAGTAATCCTTGTTCTAATTCCCAATAGTCTTGTTTTGTTTCGATTCCTAATTCTTGCGCGGCCTGTAGATCTTCATATGCCTGCTTGAATCGTTCGTTCTCAAGCTCCGTATCTGTCAGTAGAGATACCCTAAGCGCCTCAGTTCAGCGCCTCAGTTCTATCTGATAGAAATTGCTTGTAATTATCGAGTTCCTGCACATGCGCGTCATCTTGCGTTGTATCTATGTTTTCTGTGGAACCATTATCTAAGTTATTCCCGGTGACTACAACTTCAGGCAATACAATCTTATCCGGAAGCGATACTCCGCTAATCTCTCCCTTAAGATCTTTTAAGTACTGATTTAGCTTATCAAGCTGATCTGCGTTTCTAGTGATTACATCTGCTGGCGCTCCTTCTTTTTTTAGTCTCCGTAGTTTAATAGTTAAAAAATCTACAGATCTTTGCGCGTCATCTATTTGATCTTTTAGAATCCTTTGGTCTTTCGAGTCATAAAACACAGCCTCAATGAGGGACGCTGCCTCAAGAATTGCTCTTTTGAATTTAACGCTAATCGTATTTGTCAGCGTGTCCCATCTGTCATTCATTCTTTCGGCAGTTCTTAATAGACCCTCTTCGATTATTGCATTACTATCTATTGCGGCATTTTTAAAACCAACAAGCCCTTTCGTTCCATTGTCCAGCGCGTTAACCATGCCAATGCCTGACCGGCTGAAAGCGGCATTTGCAATTGCGGCTTTGTCTGTTTCAGTGGACGCGTTATATATTGCATCAGCTATTAACTTTAACGCCTCTTCCTGATCCTGGGAGTTTTTTATATTTTCTAATAGGGTCTGATCATACCTTTTAAGAAACGACGTAAGCGGCCCAACTCCTGCCCTAGCTTCGCCAACCCGCTTGACAAAAGCGGTCATGTTAGAATTAAACTGAGATGTGCTAATCCCTGATCGTTCAGCAGCGAATGAATATGCCTGAAAAGAATCTGTTGCAAGACCAACTTTGTCTGCGGTCTTCGCAATAGTGTCACCAAATTCAAGAGAACTTTTTATCGCCGACTTAAAAAGGTCAGCGCCAAGCGCTGATGCCAGTCCTATGACACTAGCTTTCATTGACGCAAAGGCTTTATTGGTAGACTTCTCGAAAGACGAAAGCTTTCTATTGGCTCTCTCTAGCTCATTTGTCAGCTTTGAAGATTCAGCCTCAAGCCTTACGACAAGTTTTGCTAGATCAGCCACGGCGGCGCACCTTCTCTATCGTTAATTTTAACTGTCTTGCTAAATTGTCTTCTTTTTTTCGCCTGTCATTAGTGAATACATCCTTAAACCAGTGATGCGCCGTCAGCCTATATGGTTTTATTGTTTTTCTTTTGCCGTTTATCTTCCGCGTCGTAACGGTAGCGCCTTTATCAAGAAAGTTCACAGCATAGAAAGCCTCCTTTCTAACTCCGATCGATACGCTTGACTTTCCTCCCCTAAACCTTGATCTTCTACGGATAGACCGTCTTGCGAACCCAGGTGCAACAAGCCTGCCTCTATATGTCCTATGTGCTTTATCTCCAACTGGAATTTTTATTTTCATTTTCCTGACAGTTGGAGTAGTTGCCTTGAGACTGGCAGAGCGCAAGGTCTTACCGCCTAGCTTTGCGCCAAGCTCGCCAAGCTTCTTGTCGAGTTCTTTAAGTCCTTCGAGAGGCACGTCTCACATTCTCCACGTGTTTTCTAATAGCAAATAGTTCATGTATAAGTACATCCGTATCTTCTATTCCAACCATCTCACACAGGACAGGCAGGGCATTCCAGTCTATGGTTCCGTCCATCATGTTCCATATGTTAATAGCCTGTGTCTCTATCGTCCCTGCGTCGATGTGCTGACTAACCTCTAGCCAGTTGATGAGTTTTTTTTGGCATCCTCCCTTTTTTCTATGTGCTTTTCGTATGCTTCAATGGCTTTGTTACGGATCGGCTCCCACAAGTCATACTGGTCTTTTATCCATTCCCGGAATAGACCTTCGTCGAACTTAACCAGGGCATCTGATCCATCAGATATGATGTCTGACTCCTTAACCCCCTCCCAACCAATTACACTAATTTCAGCAACGTCATACAGCGTCTTTCCTTCGGTATGCAGTTTAGCCATATCTATATCAGTAGGACGCTTTATCATGAACGTCATGTGTCCAATTGTCAGCGTAGATACGCGCTCGTCCCTGAGTCTATCAATTAGATTATGTGTCATAAACAAGAACATCCCTAATCGGTGTAAATGAAATAGATGCTGTAGCAGCAGCATTCTGCGAAGCCTCGAAACCTGACCCTCCAGAGACGTAGGCGTTAAATACCGTAGTCTGTCCGCCAGACCAAGTAATTTTAAATACCATTGCAGCATTGCTCTTCGTGGCAGTTTTTATTAACCCAACCGCGGTTGACAGCGGATCATACAAACCTGAGATCGATCCGTCAGGCGCATCAGGAAGGCCGAACACATACTGCTTGCTTGAATCAATAAGCGTTGTGATGTCGATTTTCTCGGGAGTAGGATCAGGCATAGAGATTGACTGAGCAGAGCCAAGAGTTTCAAACGCGGTTACTTCAGTTGCTGTCCCTGTACTCCATGCTGTGTAGTCTGTGGTGTCCAGGCTTTCCAGCTCAAACGTATCAGTTGCCACATTAGCAACGCGAACGGCCTGCCCGTTAAGTTCAACCATGCCAGCTGTAACGGTGAAATACACAATATCTCCATTAGCCAACCCATGACCTGTAGACGTTGCAACGCCCGGGTTAGCCAGGGTTACCCCTGTTACAGTTAAAGCCGTTCCAACAGTGCTTTGTACTGCCACAGTAACATTTGTCGCGATATATGCCATTATATGACCTCAATTAATAAGGGTTGTCGAGTCGCCCATGGCAGTGATTACCTGGACGTTGTACGTTAGCGTTATCTGCGCATAGGTCCTATCCATATCATCATCGATAATATGAGATACTGATCCCTGCAGATTGAGGTTTTTGAGATATCCACCTAAATCTGCATCTATAGCCTGGAATGTCAGCACACTTTCAATTTCTTCTGCTGCCTCATCTAGAGATTTTTCGAATTCTTCGTTATCGGACGGTATACGGACATTAGCGTCTATCGACAAAATCATGTCCCTCATGACAATAGGAACAGGAGATATCGTCATCTCTGAATCGCTTTCATCATCAATATGGATAAGCAGAAATGGCAATACATCACGCTGAGGCGAAAGCCTGGATTTATAAACGTGCTTCCATTCAGAATGCGAAGTCGCTGTAAGTACGTTGTAAACGGAATTGATTATCTGACGCCTGGCATGCATCTAAATGGCCTCAACAGTTGTTCGGCGGCATATGGCACAGTACTGACAGGAAGCCCGCTGGCAGTGGTTGCCTGATATCTAAGCCAGTTGTCCATGATTATTAACATGGCCTTGCGTATGGCTTTTGGCACGCTTGCAGACGTATCGCCATAGCCAGCGACATAGGTAACAGTCACGCTATTTCTATACTCAAGATGTGCCGGCCACGAGTACCCGTATTTAAGGTAGATATTTGAAACCACGCTAGATGTATCAAGCGCATAATAATCAGATGACAGTGTTTGCTGTGTATTTGTTGTGTCGTAGTAAGTTATAGACGTGATGGACTGAATAGGCTCTCCAGCCAATACGATATCGTCTTCTAGTTCATCAAAGTCAAGCGCTAGCGTCCTGGTTATCAGTGATCTGTTCAGATACTCTTCTGTCCAATTTGTCAGCGACTTGATAGATTCGAAGATGCTTAAATCCTGGCTATCATCATCAATCGTAATGCCAATATTGCGCTTAACATCCTGCAGAGATATCGGATAGTTAACTGGGGCAGTAATTACGCTTGGTATCTTGAGCATCAGTATTCAGCCATCAGCACATCAAACGATCTGTCTACAGTCCTTCCGCCA